AGGAATCTCATGATAAAAAACTTTATGTTGGTGCAAATTAGATAACAATAGCTCAGTCTTTCCCTTGGTCATCATAGTGGTGAGCAGTTTGCTACTGGGTCTTATGGCCCAGTAGCTTTCTGGTATCAACCCCTTGTTCCTTGTAAAGACGCTCAGATAAAGAATTTTGTTCATGAAAAGTTGCTAGAGTTCATGTGCCTTGGTCATTTCCTGCCAAATCCCTCGCTTTAATGAAATTCACCGTCAACGAATTGGATTTAACCTGTGCACCACGCTCTGTCTGTGAAGTTAAACGGAAAAAATCATGTGTCTAAAACGGATCTATTTACAGATTGCACTAAAGTCGTAGACCTGATTGTTAAAGGTATGGAAGGCGCAATCAACTCCAAGAGCGTAATCTATGACTTCTAACGCTAGATTGAGGTTACTAATCTGCTGAAATGTTGAGAGTTTAGTGAATCAATCACAGAAAACATGTAATTCACATTCTGGAATATGTGAGAACGGTAGTCTAGAGGTTCCAGTTTTTATTATTAGATTTTGAACGGTTATCAAAACAGGTTCACTTTGATTCAATTTTGAAACTTTTTTTAACCACTAAAATCATGCAGCTAATCACTTCTGCAATGAGGTTAAGAGATAGCACGATAGCAAAAAGTTCTAAAGCAGTAAATAGCTTGCCTTTAGAAGGGATAAATTCGTGCTGAGGATAATTTACTAGTGGTATGTCATAATTACGTAAATAGGGAAGGAAGATTGTTACTGCCAGACACATGACCAGTAATTTCAAATCTAATTCTAAACTATCTAAATAGTCCTTAAAGTCTGTGCTTTTCTCGCCCTTATTAATGACAGCCAAAATTCCGAAGATAACGGAGATACCTGCGGTAATACCTCCAAGTATTGAACCTATTACTCCAGCAGAAGCCTGCTCAAGTAAGGTATAAATGGTTTTATCAGTCGATGCTAATGCTAAGCACAAAAAGAAGGTAGCTATAGCTTTAATCCAGACAGTTAGATTTTGCATTTTTGAACGTATACCTGTTTTGATGTAATGCTATGATCTCTTTAATATCATTTGCTGAGTAGCCATCAAGTTCAATTTCTGATATCTCACCTTCGATCAGCACGATTTTGGCTGTCTGATTACTGGATACCGTAGTAGATTTTGACTTGAGTGTCTTACGTCCTTTAATCAACCATGACCCGCCACCATCTTTGACCCAGTCAACAAGAGTCTCAGCCCAATGAGAACCTTTGAGTTTCAAATTGCCATCTTTGTTTTCAAAAATAGTGGTCACAGTATTTGCATTGGTATCTTTTTCAAGCTTCCGTAAATCATTGGTTAACGCTTGCTTACTGCTTCCGAAGATATTCGGAGTAATCAGCGTAAAGCTTACTTTGTCGATAAATTGAAGCCTATGGTATTCTGACCAAAAATCTTCCATTTCAAGACAAGGCTCTATAAATATTCTAAGTCCTAACTGAGCCAAATAGTCGTTATTGGCTAGATCTTCGAACGCTTTAGCAACTTGTTGCGCATCCTTGAAAACAGCGGTTTTCCTCTCAACCAGTAACACCTGCTCTACTTTGTCCCAAATCCATACGATAGGTGGATAGTTGTCTACATCGTACTCTCGAAAGTCTTTATCATGTCCTTTAATCTTTTGCAGCTTTGATATGACTCCAGCCATAACACCATCAGTAGGTTTTATGCTCAATTTCAGGGTGTAACTAGTTTTCTTATGAACGGAAGGTGTTGATGACGTCATGTGTAAATTTTTTGCAGCGATAACCATAGCATTTTCAAAATGAGAGATATCTTTCTGAACAGTTCCTTTCGAAAAGAGGTCTGGATCGCGCGGTCTCATTAACACACGTAAGGCATACAACAGCATAAGAAAACTCCCGTAAACTATTTGGTTTCATTATTCCATAAAACCAAGCACTTTCAAGAGCTTAATTTTCTTTCAATTCTGTATGCATATACAGTATCATTCAATTTTGTAAAATTCAAACCTTGATTTTTGCCCATTCCTTACCACGATCATCATGGTATTTAGCTGTCTGGTTAGGCGATTTATGTCCCAGAAGTTTTTGGGTGTCGACGCCCTGAGCTTCGTAAAGTCGCTCAGATAAAGATCTTTGTTCATGGAATGTGGCGGGCGAACCTTCACCCCAGTCAATGCCTGCTAAATCCCTCGCTTTACTGAAATTCATCGTCAATGTATTGGCTTTTACTTGCGCGCCACGTTCAGCCTGTGAAGTAGTACGAAAAAAATGTACAAGGTATGGGCTGACTGCATAGTCACGGCAGCGGGCTACTACATCGCGTAAACTCCAGTTAATTGCATTGAGGCGAAGGGAAAGCGGGATGGCGATTTTGCTCCCGGTTTTTTCTTGGATGACGTGAAGATGATCATCCCAAATATCGCTAAATTTCATACGTGAGATATCACCTAACCGTTGGCCGGTAACCAGTGCTAACAGCATGGCATTCCCCATATAACGATGGCGGGCATCTGCGATATCAAAGATTTTTTGCCATTCTTCAAGACTTAACCGTTGTCGGGTAATTTTTCTTCTGGGTTGTTTGGTTGCCAGTGCTGGATTATAGCCCGGAGGGACTTCCCCATAGTGTTGTGCCTCCTTGAATACATCAATTAGAACGGAGCGGACTACTTGCGCCATCCTCGGTTGCCCGGCAGTGATATACTCGTCAAGTAATTGTGCTATATCCCTTACATCAACTGATGAAATTAATTTCATTCCTGCTCGTTCCCTGAGCAAGGATACTGGTTTGGCTTTCTGTTTATAGGTGTTTAGCTTTATATCGCCACTTTCCAGTCTGTCATCCTGGATTGCTTGATAGCGATCTAACCAGGTTGACGTTGTGATTGCTTTTCCTTTGCTGGTTGCGATCCTGTCACTGATAGCCAGAATCTGCCGGGTTCTTTGCTCAGCCAGGCGTGAATTTGCCTCAGTGGCAATAGCAATGGCTTCAGCTTCGTTTGTGCCTAAAGAATGAAACTTCCCGGTCACTGGATGTTTATATCGCCAATAGACTTTATTTACTTTTCTACTATAAAGCGGATACAAGTTCGGGACTGAAACATTATTTTTACGTGGTCTGGCTGCCATTACTTAAAATCCTTTGTAGAATAATAGAATCATTTTTCTTGATGACAGGAGTAACTAATTCCCCAACTAACTCTGCGTCCTCACGCACTCGCCATAGTCGACCTTGTTTCATTGCCGGTGGACAAAATAAATTCTGCTTAGCATAACGACGCAATGTGGACACGCTTGGAGGATTACTTCTGTATTTTTCCGCAGCCCATTCCTCAAGTGTCAGCATTTGAAGCATTTTTGATAACCTCATTTCTTTTGCTACAAAACTATTTCACTAGTTAATTTCGCTGTCTGGATTGTTTATGTATCTTATGCAGCTCTTTAAAGCGTTCCATAAACATCCCGTAGGCATGGCCCGGTGCCAGTGGAATCACGTTGAACATCTCTGTTGCCGGGATACCTTCCAGCACAGGCCAGAAAGAGCCATCATCAAGCCCGAAATCGCGGCGTTCGGTTGCCAGCATGATGAGATCGGCATATTTCACGGGTGTACTCATAACCGGGGGTAACCCGTATTTCTCACGGATTACGGCGTCTATTTTTTCTTCCATCCGTTTATAGTCAGGAAGAAGGCGTTTCAGTGGAGCCGGGATGTCCTGGCAATACGCTTCTGTTGCATCATGCATTAACGCTTCAAAAGCAAATTCCTGCGGTACCAGCTGGCTGCAAAGCACCGCATGTTGGGCGACACTGTAGAAGTGTGAAAGATGTCCTGCAAAGCGACAGATATTTGAAAGGGAAACCGCGATATCGTTAATAACGATGTCGTCTTTATTTATCCTGTCATAATAAAAATGCTTCCCGGAAAAAGTTTTAATAAATGACATTTTGTTCTCCACGTATATGCGCTGCACCGCGCTGAATTCGGGTAAAAGGAAGCCCTCACCGTCCGGCGATTATTGAGTCAATTACATTTCCATAAATGCCCCCGTAGGGGCGGTTAGTTTCTCCACAAAACAGAGAAGAACACCTGCGGTGGTAGCCGCCCGGATGGATTGGGTTATGAGCCCGTCGTCCGGTGATGCTCTTCTCTGTTTTGTAAAAAGGACGGTACCAGCCGGAAGCAAGGGTACAAACTGGTACCGCCAGGACTACACACAGCATAAAGTTGTGGTGCCGGGTGCCTCCCGGTGCCTGGCGAAGGTTGCACACCAGACGGGTGGGTATCCACAGAAGGTCGACTGTCAGCCTCAACCTTAACCCGCGTGCGCTGAGCCGCATTCACCACAACGCTAAGAATTCTCTCTGGTTGAAAATACTTAGCTGTTATGTGCCTGCTTTTAGCCACATCAGGCGAGGTGGACCTGGTTATTCCCCAACAACAAGGATTCGGTTAATCTGGTTATCCCCAACAACGCAAAAGGAAAAGAAATGTCCGGTAATATCTATACGCTGTACAAATCCCACTGTGAAAATGTTGGAAAGTATCGGGGCATTGAAATCAGTGGGGTAGTGTCATCAGTCGAAATAAGCAAAGTTGAATCAAGAGCAACATTACTTACTCTTCTGGACCTTGTCTTACATGAGCACCGGAAGAAATTCGGCACTCCCTATAATCAGTTGAATGGGAAAAAGGCTCTGGTTCACCTTATTCTGATGAAGCATCACTGGATGCCAAAACAGATTAATGAGATGAAATTTGATGAACTTCTTCTTTCAATTCAGGATGAACTCACACTTGATAAAATAAGCGTAACCGCCCAGAAATTTTTAGATTATCGAGACTGGAGATCACAAATTCATCACTTTGATGATTTTGACGAAAATGAATGGGATCCTAATTTGTCTGCACAATATCTAAAGTAACATCCTGTGATAAAACCGTGATTTCCTGATCCAGTTTTTTTAAGGAGTCTATTGTTTCCTGTCGATAAGACAGCACTTCACGAAGCTGGTTTATAGCTGCCAGCTTCTTTGTCATCCACTCGTAAATATCCTCATCTGTGTAGCCAGGCGCGACGATTTTTGGTTCCGTTTTGTGCATTTCACACCTCCTCAAGTTATCAGTTACTTGTTGATGGGGACCAGATTGTTAAAGAGCTAAGCGTCCTGTAGGGCGCTTTTTTGTTGCTAACGAATCATCCTGGACTTCATATGCCCCAGGCGGCTACTTCGTGGGCGTCCTGCCTGTTTGTTGTTTCTCTTGGGTACATTATGTATCTTAAAGGTACATTGTCAAGTATAAAAAAACCTGCCGAAGCAGGTTCATAAACATTGATTAGGCTTTGATTTTGTATCTTCTTGGTTTTCCTGAGAAAATCACAGTTCCAATTATAGAGCAATTACCGTTGATCTTAATGTAAGGCTCAGGCCAGTTTGGGTTTAACGCTTTGAGATAACGCTGTGTCCCATCTTCTATCAACCTTTTGAAGGTGGTTTCACCTGTATCGTGCATCAATGCAATAACGTCGTCACCGTGGCAGGCAGGTACTTCAGGATCGACAAAAATCATGTCTCCCGGGCGGTAATCATCAATCATTGAATCACCTATCACCCGCAAGATATAAGTCATTTCCCCACAGGGTACAGGGCAGGGATACGTTTCTGCTGTGCTCAAATCAACCTCAGAATATCCAACTTCTTTCCATGCTCCGGCCTGTACCCATGATATGACAGGGACTAATGTGATTTGTTTATTAGTGATTGAAACATCAGGTTTTTTTGTGATGTTCGTTGTCTGGTGTTCTTGATCGAGCCATCCGACAGGCAGGTCGAAACATTTTTCGATGTGTCGTGCCATGCTGTCACCGATATTTTTGGTAGCACCATCTCCCATAAACCTGCTGGTCTGGGTTGGCTCGCGATCAATCATAGTGGCAAAGGAAGAATTCCCGCCAACACCATCTCTCAGTTTTCTGGCGTTAGACCGCCGGATGTCATGGATTGTTTTCATAACGAAATTAAAACCCTTGTACCGTTAAGGTACAAGTATCTTGAAGGTTCATTTCAATCATGTAATATGTACACCGGAGGTACATATTGTATGAAAGCGTATTGGGACTCTTTAACCAAAGAACAGCAGGACGAGTTGGCCGGAAAAGTTGGCTCAACACCTGGCTACTTACGGCTGGTTTTCAATGGCTATAAAAAAGCCAGTTTTGTGCTGGCTAAAAAACTTGAGCAATGCACGTCAGGTGCAATTACGAAATCTGACTTAAGACCGGATATCTATCCGAAAGATTAGCAGAACACTTTCAATTTTTAACCACAGAACGATGAGGCTAATCGTGGGTAAGCATCACTGGAAAATAGAAAAACAGCCTGAGTGGTACGTGAAAGCTGTCAGAAAAACTATCGCGGCGTTGCCGGGTGGTTACGCTGAAGCGGCTGACTGGCTGGATGTAACAGAGAACGCTTTATTCAACCGCCTTCGTGCAGATGGCGATCAGATTTTTCCGCTGGGATGGGCAATGGTTTTACAGCGTGCTGGTGGCACTCACTTCATTGCTGATGCTGTGGCGCAGTCTGCAAATGGCGTATTTGTGTCTCTTCCTGACGTCGAGGATGTGGACAACGCCGATATTAACCAGCGTCTGCTGGAAGTCATTGAACAGATCGGCAGTTATTCAAAACAGATTCGTTCAGCAATCGAAGACGGTGTAGTGGAACCGCATGAGAAGACAGCAATTAACGACGAGCTGTATCTCTCAATTTCGAAGCTGCAGGAGCATGCAGCACTGGTCTACAAAATCTTTTGCATTTCAGAAAGTAATGACGCCCGCGAGTGTGCAGCTCCGGGCGCCGTGGCGTGTCGTGACTGTGGAGAAACTAACGCATGAACAGTTTAACAACACACTACCGTCGCTCGCAACTGATTGCGCTTCCTGTACCGGGTGGAAAAGCGAAGGTGGAGTATTGCTATGCAGTAAATGTACCAGGTGACAGGGAAATTGTAACCCACAGCTTTGCAGAGTGGGCTGTGGGTGATTTCAACCGGCAGAAGGAGACAGTCCTTTGCGACAAGTTAACCGCTGGTTCAAAGATCACTACGGAGTGCCCGTCAGAGTCATTCGTTGGGAACCGGAAACACAACGGGTTATCTATCTCCGCGAAGGCTATGAGCATGAATGCTTCAGTCCGCTCGAACAGTTTCGTCGTAAATTCAGGGAAATAGAGGTCGGTCATGAGCACTAAATTAACCGGCTATGTATGGGATGGTTGCGCTGCGTCAGGCATGAAGTTATCCAGCGTGGCAATTATGGCCCGCCTGGCTGATTTCAGTAATGACGAAGGTGTGTGCTGGCCATCAATTGAAACCATTGCCCGCCAGATTGGCGCGGGGATGAGTACCGTCAGAACGGCTATCGCACGGCTGGAAGCAGAAGGCTGGTTAACGCGTAAGGCGCGTCGCCAGGGTAACCGTAATGCGTCGAATGTTTATCAGCTTAACGTTGCGAAGCTTCAGGCAGCGGCATTTTCTCAACTGTCAGATTCTGACCCGTCAAAATCTGACGCATCAAAATCTGACCCGTCAAAATTTGATGCGTCGAAATCTGGCAAAAAAGCGGGTTTTCACCCGTCAGAATCTGGCGGGGATCCGTCAGTAAAATCAAAACATGATCCGTCAGATAAAAAACCTTCTCGTCCGGACGCTTCGCAACCGGACACGCAGACGGATGGACAGGATTTTTTAACTCTCCATCCTGATGCGGTTGTATTCAGCCCTAAAAAGCGCCAGTGGGGGACGCAGGATGATTTGACCTGCGCACAGTGGCTTTGGAAAAAAATCATCGCCCTGTACGAGCAGGCCGCCGAATGTGACGGCGAGGTGGTTCGTCCCAAAGAGCCTAACTGGACAGCCTGGGCAAACGAAATTCGCCTGATGTGTGTGCAGGATGGTCGTACTCACAAACAAATCTGCGAGATGTACAGCCGCGTCAGCCGCGATCCGTTCTGGTGCCGTAACGTGCTCAGCCCGTCGAAGCTGCGGGAAAAATGGGATGAGCTTTCCCTGCGCTTATCGCCGTCCGTCAGCACGTACACAGAAAAACGCGAAGACCCGTACTTCAAAGCCAGTTACGACAATGTGGACTACAGCCAGATCCCGGCAGGATTCAGGGGGTGATCATGAGTCTGTTAAATGACGTTCAGAAATTCATTGAAGCCCATCCGGGCTGTACTTCCGGAGACATTGCGGATGCTTTTGCAGGTTACTCACGGCAGCGCGTTCTGCAGTCAGCAAGCAAGTTACGTCAGAGTGGGCGTGTGGCTCACCGTTGTGAAGGAGATACACACAGACATTTCCCGCGCCTGACTGAGAGAGCGCAGGATCCGGAACCACAACCAGTTCGTGAAACCAGACCTGTGCGCAATTTCTATGTCGGCACTAACGACCCGCGGGTGATTTTGTGCCTAACCCGCCAGGCGGAAGAACTGGAGTCCAGGGGCTTATACCGTCGTGCTGCAACGGTGTGGATGGCGGCATTCCGTGAAAGCCACTCCCAGCCAGAACGAAACAATTTTCTGGCGCGTCGTGAACGGTGTTTACGGAAAAGCAGTAAGCGGGGTGCATCAGGTGAAGAGTGGTATCTCTCAGGGAATTACGTGGGGGCTTAATGAGTAATAAATATTGCCAGGCGCTGGCGGAACTGCGGAACAAACCAGCCCATGAACTGAAGGAAGTGGGCGATCAGTGGCGCACGCCGGACAACATTTTCTGGGGAATTAACACTCTGTTTGGCCCGTTTGTTCTGGATCTGTTTACTGACGGTGATAACGCCAAATGTGCTGCGTATTACACGGCGGAAGACAACGCGCTGGCGCATGACTGGTCAGAACGCCTTGCGGAGCTTAAAGGTGCTGCCTTTGGTAATCCCCCATACAGCCGCGCCAGTCAGCATGAGGGGCAATACATCACCGGCATGCGTTACATCATGAAGCATGCCAGTGCCATGCGTGATAAAGGCGGGCGCTATGTTTTCCTGATCAAAGCTGCCACCAGCGAAGTGTGGTGGCCGGAAGATGCAGATCATATTGCTTTTATTCGCGGGCGTATTGGTTTTGAACTGCCTGCCTGGTTTATCCCGAAGGATGAGAAGCAGGTGCCGACAGGCGCTTTCTTCGCTGGTGCTATTGCTGTTTTCGACAAGACCTGGAAGGGACCGGCAATCAGCTACATCGGGCGCGATGAACTTGAGGCATGTGGTGAGGCCTTTCTGGCGCAGGTTCGCCAGCAGGCAGAAAAACTGGTCAGGGAGATGGCGGCATGACGACGTTAACTCAATGCCAGCAGCAGGTGCTGGATATGCTGATTTCTTATCAGAAAGAACGTGGCTTCCCGCCAACCAATCAGGAGGTGGCAACCATGCTGGGATACCGTTCAGTGAATGCAGCGGTGGAGCATCTTCGCGCACTGGAGAAAAAAGGCGTCATCACGATAAAGCGTGGCGTGGCCCGGGGCATCACGCTTCATACCGCGGTGAAGGACGACGACAGCGAGGCGGTCGGGATTATCCGCTCACTGCTTGCCGGTGAGGAAAACGCAAGGCTGCGTGCAACCCACTGGTTACATGAGAGGGGCCTGAAAGTATGAAGCTGATCCTGCCTTTTCCGCCCAGCGTGAACACGTACTGGCGACACCCCAACAAAGGGGCGTTTGCTGGTAAGAGCCTGATAAGCGCGGCGGGGCGAAAATTCCAGAGCGCGGCGTGCGCAGCAATAGTTGAGCAGTTACGTCGTCTGCCGAAACCAACGTCGGCACCTGCTTCAGTGGAGATCGTGTTGTTTCCTCCGGATAACAGGATCCGCGATCTGGACAACTATAACAAGGCGCTGTTTGACGCCCTGACCCACGCGGGGGTGTGGGAAGACGACAGTCAGGTGAAAAGAATGCTGGTGGAGTGGGGACCGGTTATCCCGGAAGCGAAGGTCGAGATCACTATCAGTAAGTACGAGAAAACGGCGGGTGCAGCTGCCTGATTAAGAGGAGAAACGAAGTATGAATAATCTGATGGTCATTGATGGTATTGAAGTTCGTCGTGATGCTTATGGGCGTTACAGCCTGAACGATCTGCATCGCGCAGCAGTAGCATCTGGTGCAAATGCCAGAACCAAGGAGCCAGGAAAGTTTCTTTCCAGCCAACAAACTGTTGAGCTTGTTCATGAATTGACCAACACCCAGAATTTGGGTGTTGACCCGGTGAGTGTGATTCATGGGGGAAATGAACGGGGAACGTATGTCTGTAAGGAACTGGTGTATGCCTATGCAATGTGGATCAGCCCGTCATTCCATCTGAAGGTGATCCGTACTTTCGACATGGTAACCAGCGCACCGGAAAAATTATCCGGACAGGCTGCTGACAAGATGCAGGCTGGAGTGATTCTGCTGGACTTTATGCGTCGGGAGTTAAACCTGTCTAACTCATCTGTGCTTGGGGCCTGTCAGAAACTCCAGGAGGCTGTTGGCTTACCGAATCTGGCACCGCGCTATGCCATTGATGCTCCTGCTGATGCACTCGATGGCTCAAGCCGCCCTACGCTATCATTGAGTGCACTGCTGAAGCAGTATGGTATCCGCCTTACGGCTAATCAGGCATATCACCAGATGGTGAAGCTGGGGATCGTCGAACAGCGCGAACGATACAGCCGTACCGCGATTAACAACATCAAAAAATTCTGGTCGCTAACAGCGAAAGGCTGCATGTTCGGCAAGAACATCACCAGTCCCGCAAATCCGCGCGAGACGCAGCCGCACTTTTTCGAATCCCGATTCCCTGAGCTATTAAAGCTGCTCGCTACCGTTCATTGAGGTGACCGTGAGAGCACTACTGACCCCTGAAATTGCCCCGCGTATGGGGATCGTATTGTTCAGACCAGGTTCAGAGCTGATGCCCTTGTTTATGCAGGGGCGTGTCCTGCTGGAGCCTGAGCCGGAACGTTATTCATCTTTCGCCAGTGGTGCCGTTCCGGCGGCATCACAACCGCTGGCGGATGATCCTGCCGTTCGGGCCGTGTTCCGCAATGAGGCAGTGATTCGTCGTGCTGGTGGAGTGGAATGTCTTGAAAGCTGGTTACTTCGTGAAAAAGGCTGCCAGTGGCCTCATTCCGACTGGCACAGCGAGAACATGACCACAATGCGACACGCTCCGGGCGCAATCCGTCTGTGCTGGCACTGCGATAACCAGCTGCGCGATCAGTTCACGGAACGGCTGGAATCAATGGCAACGGATAACTGTGCCCGCTGGGTGTTGTCTGTTGTGCGTCGGGATCTCGGTTTTGATGACAGTCACGTTGTGACAATGCCGGAACTGTGCTGGTGGCTGATTCGTAATGACCTGGCGGATGCTTTACCGGAAAGTGCAGCCCGTAAGGCACTGAGATTACCGAAGCCTGTTGCGCCGTCTGTCACCCGGGAAAGTGACCTTGTGCCTTCGGTTCCTGCCACCAGCATCATCCAGGATAAGGCGAAAAAGGTGCTGGCGCTGAAAGTGGAGCCGGAGTCGCCGGAGTCTTTTATGTTACGCCCCAAACGTCGCCGCTGGGTTAATGAAAAGTACACGCGCTGGGTTAAGACACAGCCGTGTGCATGTTGTGGAAAGCCTGCTGATGATCCCCACCACCTGATAGGCCACGGTCAGGGGGGAATGGGTACAAAAGCGCATGACCTCTTTGTGTTGCCTTTGTGCAGAAAGCATCACGACGAACTGCATGCGGATACCGTGGCATTTGAAGAGAAGTATGGCTCCCAACTGGAGCTGATATTTCGTTTTATCGATCGTGCGCTGGCAATTGGCGTACTGGCGTAAGTGGAGAACGAGCATGAACCTTGAAGCCTTACCAAAATATTACTCCCCAAAATCTCCAAAATTGAGCGATGACGCACCGGCGACAGGCTCAGGTGGTTTAACGATTACGGATGTGATGGCTGCGCAGGGGATGGTGCAGTCGAAAGCACCGCTTGGGTTTGCCTTATTCCTGGCAAAAGTTGGTGTTCAGGATCCTCAGTTTGCGATTGAAGGTCTGCTCAATTACGCGATGGCACTGGATAACCCGACATTGAATAAATTGAGTGAAGAAACCCGGCTACAGATCATTCCTTACCTTGTGAATTTTGCCTTTGCTGATTATTCCAGGTCTGCGGCAAGTAAGGCTCGCTGTGAGCATTGTGCTGGTACTGGATTTCATAATGTATTGCGCGAGGTGGTGAAACACTCCAGAAGCGGGGAATCTGTTATCAAGGAAGAGTGGGTGAAGGAACTATGTCAGCATTGTCATGGTAAGGGAGAAGTCAGCACAGCGTGCAGAGGGTGTAAGGGTAAAGGTATTGTCCTGGATGAAAAAAGGACCCGGCTTCATGGCACGCCTGTTTATAAGATTTGTGGGCGTTGCAATGGAAACCGGTTTAGCCGTTTACCAACTACACTGGCACGACGTCATGTCCAGAAGCTGGTTCCAGACCTGACTGATTATCAGTGGTACAAAGGATATGCAGACGTAATTGATAAACTAGTAACAAAGTGCTGGCAGGAAGAAGCATATGCTGAAACACAATTGAGAAAGGTGACGAGATAAGTGATTTTCGCCGAAGATGGCGACATGAAGCTTGCATTTTTCAAAAAATATGGATAAGATTTTCTCAACGATGGGCTTTGTATGTCTGCCGTTGATAATTTTCACGAACCCGCTGTTGAGCGGGTTTTTATTTACTTGTACTGAAACACATTATATAACCTCATATCAGTTAAAAAGGAGGTTGTATGATTAATGCCGTTGAGTACAGATTACCGTTAGGAAATATCTCTCCAGAGAATCTTGACGCGTTGTCAGAGCTTATCGTTAAGCATTCCGATAAATTTAATAACTATGTACTT